AGAAGCTGTCATGCCCTACAACCCTGGGGTGTGGCCGGAACTTCTAAAGCTCAAGTTGGTAGCGAAGAACAGTGTCTCCACCGAGTCGATCTTCCACGCTTCCTGCGAGAACAGTTCAAATCGGATGTTCGGCATCCTCCTCGGCGGCGGCGTCCTGTGGGAACAACCAGGGGCAAACTGGTTTCACACTCAGACTTCCTCTGACCGTCTCGCCTGGGTTTCAGGGGCCGCAACCCCCTGGGTGGAGCAGAACTGGCAGGAGTTGACCTATCTCATCGCTCGCATGTGGATGGGCTTTATCTGGACAGACGTCAGCATTGAAGACTGGGCTATTACTCTCAAGTCTGCTGCGAAAAAGGCGACGCGCAGCCCCTTCGCGAGTAAGAAGGACCGGGAGGCTCCTGTGGGGTGGCATAACAATGATCCTGTCAGGGAGATCCTTGTAGACGCTTACGAGCGTCTGGTTCCCCTCCCCACTGCGTACACCGACAATCAAGGGCGCGAAAAGGACCCCGACGATCCGGCGACAGCAGCAGCCATCGCAAACGAGCATGTGATGCCAGCGCAGAAGTGGCTCCTCCGCGCCTTCGACTACAACACAGCGATCCCCTTCCTTGTCGGCAAGAAGCTCTGGGTTTCGGACCCCGGCAAGATGGTTCGCTCCTCTGCCGAGCAGCAGCGACTTCTTCTCAGCGGGGTAGTGGCGAACTGGCTCATGCGGGAGCGTCTCGCAGCAGAACCCCCTCTCGATCCTGCGCTGATTCAAGCCGAGGTGAAGAAGCTGACTCCCGTCGAGGACGAGACGCGCAAAGCTCTGAAGAAGGCCGAGGGAGCCCTAGACCGCATTGCAAAGGGCACTTACAAGGGCTGGGAGAAGATGAGCGATGAGAAGAAGGGCGCAACAACGACGGCTGCGCAGGAGGCTGTTGCGAAGGCAAAGGAGGCGTGGGAAGAGGTCGAGTACGATCTCGACACCGCGAAGCATCTTCAGGATCTGCTCGCATCGCAGGCTGTTTCCATCATTCCGCCTACGCTGCCGGGTCTACGGGTGTGGGCGGTAGCCGTGCAGGATGCTGAAGGGATTAAGGGGGCGACGCCCCAGATCGGGACTGTTTCGTTGGCGGAGGTTCAACGCGCAGCAAAGAACTGGTGGCGGGCCTACGAGGTCCACGGGGCCTCATCCCCCTGGGCTATCAATGTGGACGCCTTCGCAGCAAAGACCAGTGCCTTCCAGCAGGGGTACGGCACTTCCAGCGCAGGAGTGTGGACTTCGGGAGGCCGATGGCAACCGGGCGTGGTGCAACAGGATCAGGGAAGCCTTTGGGGCAAGAAGGCAGACCTCCCCCACATGAAAAGGCTAGAGGAGATGTCCGACGCTGACCTAGCCCTAGACCCAGACGACGAATAACGCATCGAGTACACTCTTACTGAAGGAGCTACACCATGAACCCCCTCATTGTTTTCGGCGCGTGTGCCGCCTGTGCGGTGGCCTTCAAAGGCCATCGAGACGACCACGATGAAGTCGGCGGCTTTGGCCCCTGGAGTGGGGGGCACCGTGTTCCTGTGGCGCGAGGAGGAGAAGGCCGACAGCGTCTCTGGGGAGGCCCCACAGGCCACAAGTACCCCGCCCAGGACTTCCGCTCTCAGATGCGGCGTCCTCCTCCCACCGTTCCCTACCAACAGAGCTACTACGGAGCAGCACAGCACACGATCACTGTGACCCGCGATCAGATGCGGACCCTCCATGTGGAGGGCGAGGTCGAGATCGACGGCGTCCTCCTGAAGTATGAGCGCCCTCCCCGCCGCGAGGGTAGACGCAGAGGGCGCAGGCGCGCAGGTTCGCGCGACAGCAAGCCCCCGACGAAGAGCAGCCCCACGAAGCCCGAAGCGGCTGGCTTCGGAGCACCCTTGACCAGCGCACAGCGCCGCGAGCTTCCAGCCCGCGCTTTCGGCCTCCCGAAGCAGCGCAAGTACCCGATGTATACGCCCGAGGGCTTTAGCCGAGGGCATGCCATCGCAGCGAAGGGGCGGGCTCTGACGGCGATGCGCGATGGCTTCATTAACGAGCGGCAGTACAAGCAAATCTGGAACAAGGCCGAGCGCCTGCTCCGTGAACATGGAGATAGGTGACATGGCGTCCACGAAACTGAAGAAACTGACAAGAGGACAGAGAGCGGGCCTCATTGCGCTGGGAGCAGGGGGCTTCTTTGCCGCTCTTGTCGTTGGCAACAAGGCGCGGGCCGCAACACGACCGGGAGTTCCCGCTCCGGTTCCTGCTCCGGTTCCCGCTCCTGCTGGCCCTGCGCAGACGGTCACTCCAACCGACTACCTCGATCTCCTGGGGCGGCGTGTCACAGGCATCGTCAGTGGCGCGCTCTATGAGATCCACAGGATTCCTTCTGGTAGTGGGAAGCCCGAGGCGGGCGACATTACGCTCAAGGTGATCGCCTATCCGCGTACGCCCAGCGCCGTAGGAAACTCCTTCTTGCTCCAGAGAACGATTGATCTCTACGGCTCCGACCATCCCACTGTGGCCCAGGTCCAGGCTCTGCTCGATTCCGTTGTCACCACCTCCCTGGGGCGGAGCTTGTGGCACAACGTGAACCCTGCAGCCATCCAAGCTCTTCAGGCAAGGGGGAGCGGTCCTACGCCAACCCATCAGCAGGCGTCCCAGGCGGGTTTCCGCACCCTCTTCCTCCGTCTGAGCCCCCAGGCTGCAGCGAATCCCTCGCGTACGCGCGTGCTCCTACAGAGAAGGGGCCTCCGTATCGGAATGATGGTAGGGCGAAGCGCGACTGCGACGGTCCCGACTTACATCACCGACGCGATGTTGGTGGGGATGCCCGAGGTCGAAGGGGTGCAAGCAGACCGCCACATGCCTGGGCCTTCTCCCGTCAGAAGGCGCACCCACTACGATCCGTTGGACCGCGAGTATGCTGACGCCGCCCTCTCTCAGATGGAGCAGGAGTACGCGCCTCTCTCCGTCGAGGACTACGACGGCGGCGGCTGGGCCTTCGGCGGCGATGGGTACATGGTCTATTACAATCGGGGAGTACGGGCAGCGAACCGGGGGCTTCCCGCTAAGGCGAATCCTTACAAGGGGGCAGGGTGGCAGCATCATGCGTGGGCTACTGGACATTGGGGTGTTATTCAAGACCGGAAACCGAAGCCGCGCTACGACCCTACCTCCCCCACAGGGATGCGATGGCCCGACGGGTCTACGAGCGCCCCCGGCTTCGGGGGCAAGACCAAAGCCGACTGGTATGAGGAGGGTCGGCAGTTTTGGGTCCACGTTCGCAGCCGGGGCCTCACTTCCGCCCAGGCACCTTGGCCGGAACTCAAACGGGGCGGCTGGGCTAAGGAAGCGTTTGACGACGGCTACATGGCAGCGCGCCGCCGCTCGTATGACCGCATCCCTCGACGGTGAGCCTTTACGCCCAACAGTCGGCAGAGTATGCCCGCTTCAAGCGTCTGCAAGGCGAGCGCCAGTTCACCCCGGCTGACCGCGCCCATATTGCTGGACTAACTGACCATCCTGACTTCCAGCGGAACTTTCAGTTCGGCATCATCGACAATGGGATGCTGGTTCTTTTCACGCTCTTGGGGTTCTCCCTGGAAGACAAAATTGCCGCCAAGGTCGGCGTCCCTGGCTATGGGGCTATCATGGGCGCGACCGTAGGTAATGCCCTCAGTGACGGCATAGCAGGGCTCCCTCAAGGGAAGGAAGCCGCAGCCGCAGTAACCCTTGGTGCGCTTGCGCCTGTGATACCCTTTGCTATAGCTATGGGAGCGAAAAAGAAAATTAGTGGCACTACGCAGAAAGTTCTCTTAGGCAGTAGTACGCTGCTCCTAATCTACGCCTTCGCTTCAGGGAAGATGCGCCGGGCCGATACCGCTGGGAAGACGGTAGCGCCCCCCACAGAGGACTTCGGCGCGAAGAATCCCTTGAAGGGGTGGAGGCGGCGCAAAACCCTGCTGCGTGGGACAGGACGGAAGGGCGCAAAGACGGGCATGGCCTATCACCGCGACACTCGCAAGAACACTATGTCCATTGTGGCAATCCCCGGTTCCGCCCAGGCGCGTGTGTGGATCACCTCGAAGGCGCAGACGGAGTTCGAGGACCCACACTATGGGACGTACACCGCTCCGGTGTCCCGGCACCACCGAGACTTCGATAACGTCTGGGACGCGGCGAAGTATGCGAATCGCACCGGATGAAGCCCCGTCGAGTAGCGATCTACACGCGAGTTTCTACACAGGCGCAGGCTGACAAGCACGGCTCTGAGTTCCAGCGGGTTGCCCTGGAGAAGCTCGCGGAGCATCGTGGCTGGGAAGTCGCAGAGGTCTTCTCGGACGAGGGAATCTCCGGGCGGAAGGAGAAGCGTCCTGCCTTGACCGTGATGATGCGCAAGCTCCGTAAGGGCGAGTTCGATGTCGTCGCTGTGTGGCGTTTCGACAGGCTGGCCCGCTCTCTTTCGCATCTCATCCACTTCCTTGAGGAATGTAAGGCCAGGAATGTGGACTTCATCTCCTACATGGAAGGCATCGATACGAGCACTCCCATCGGCATGGCGATGTTCCAGATTGCGGGCTCGTTCGCTGAGTTGGAAAGCAACCTCGCGCGTGAGCGCGTGCAGGCGGGTGTAGATAACGCAAGAGCGAAGGGGGTAATCCTGGGTCGCCCGAAGTCAGGTCTCTCTCCTGCTGCAGCGGCTGCAGCGGTCGAGGAGCACGGCTCAATCCGCAAAGCCGCGAAGGCCCTGGGCGTCTCTGTAGGGCTGATCCACAAGCGTGTGAAAGAATCTTCACAGGCCGCTTGACATTCCGCAAGCAGCGGAGCAATCTCTGGAGGCTGACTCTGGAGGAATGAATGGCAACCCCTGCGATTGTGTGCGTCTATAGTCCATCGGGCTATGGCAAGTCTGTTGACTGTCTCTACTCGTTCACCGACGCTCTCTTTCTGAGCGCCGCCCCTGGGGGCCTCGTCGCTGCGCAGGCTCTCCTGGGGATCACTCCCCAGGAGCGAGTCGTTCCGTCCATCTACGCCGCGACGAAGATCATCCAGAACGAGAAGCCCGCGTGCGTGGTCCTCGATGATTTCAGCATCCTCTCTGAGCGGACCCACCTTGCAATCGACACGAGCGGCAAGGGAGGCTGGGAAGCCTGGGGCAAGCTGAGTCGCGCCGTCCTGGGACTCCGCGAGGCGGCAATCTCCTGCGGGAGCACTCTCATCCTGAATGCACACGAGGCTCCTCCAAAGACGGGCGACAGTGGCAACTTCATGCCGGGAGGCCCGAAGATGCCTTCGCGCGGCCTCTCCACGACCCTTCCGCACGTTGCGACCCTGGTCCTGCGCGGCCAGAAGGATGGCTTCGCTGCTCCTCCCCTCTGGGGCGGCATCTACACATGCGATCCCAGCGACACACGCTGGATCGGCAAAGACAGGTATTGCGTGGTCGGCAAGAAGGCTCCCATGAACCTTCGCGAGATCCTGCACCGCGCTGCCGAGATCGGCCATGACGTCGTCGTCCCTCCTCGCCCCCAGGGGATGGAGTGGCTGGACGAGGCTGCAGAAGGACTGGCAAACGGTCTCGCCTCTGGTAACTTCCCCAATCCCACGGAGGGGGCACGGGCACTGACCTCGTACTACACAGGCAGAGACCCGCGCCACCTTCGCTGGGCGTGGCGCGACGGCTGCGCCCGTCAACGCATCCGGCAGTCCTCTGCCGAACTCTTTGAGCTTTTCACCCCGGCTGCTGGCGTTTCGGGTGCGCCTGCTGCTTCTTAATTTCATCACCCGAGGAGAAGAAGAAGATGAATCTGACTCTGGATTTCACTGGAACGGACGCGATGTCCCTGGGAGGCGGCTTCGCTCCGTCTGAGGGCGCGCACAAGGCCACTATCACCTCTGCCACTATCGAGGCCAGCAAGTCTGGCACCGGGCAGAACATGGTGGTCGAGTACAACGTCACCGAGGGCGGTGCGAAGGGAAGCGGCTGCAAGGCGTGGTTCCCCCTCCCCACCGGGCAGGACAACAAGAAGGACGCCTTCAAGCTCTCGAAGATCAAGCGTCTCTTCCTGTCTATCGGCATCCCCCCGAACTCCCTGGCGGGCAGCGTGAACATCAACGTCAACGACCTGATCGGCAAGATGCTCGTGATCTACGTCGAGGACGACGCGGAGCGCAGCGCGGCTGACGGTCGCCGTCGCTACGAGGCGCACCCTGTGCTGGTCGAGGACGCGCAGAGCGCGCTCGCTGGTCAGTGGACTCCTCGTGGTGGGCGCACTTCGGCCCAGGCCGCAGGAGGCACTCCCTTCAACCCGATGCAGGCTCCTGCCGTTCCCACGAACGGCGGCGGCACGACGCCTCTGAGCGGCGCTGGCTTCGGTTCCACCCCTATGCCCTAGCGACTCGCTAGGCCCCCTTCTCTCTGCTCCAACCTCCCCAGGTGCGCGGAGAGACACCTGAAGCCCCTCTGGACCTCCTTCCAGGGGGGCTTCTTTGTGGAGAAGCTATGCCATCTGGAATCCCTGCTGGCTCCGTCGCCTTTCCCGTCACCTTCTCAAAGGAGACGCTCCACGCGGCTATCACTGCGTGGATGGTCTATACGGGAGAGGGGAAGCTCCCTTACCTCGTGTGCGATGTCCCGCGTAAGACAGAGTCTCCTCCCCCTTCGGCTACAAACTGGAAGTGGACCGGAGCGTACTCCTATCACACGAGCACACGCGAGCATCGTCTGTGCTGGTATCGCTTCACGCCCGAGGGTACTCCTCCGCCCGATGGAACTTCTGAGACTGCGCGGACGCGGAACGAGCACGTCTGGGACTTCACCCCCTACGATCTCGTCTCGATGCGCGGCGGCGTCGTGGTGATTCCTGAGAGGAAGCCATGACGAT